GCGCCAGCGCTGGGCCAGACGACCAACGTCGGCCCGCAGACGCTGAACCAGCTCGTGAGCGAGATGAACGCTACACCGGGGCAGGATCTGCAACAAGCTGAAGCCGAGCGCCGCGCGCGCCGTCAGCGCGGTTTGCTGGGGGTGTGACATGGCAGGCTTGATGGACTACTTCAAGACCCCTGAAGGGCAGGGCCTGCTGGCGGCCGGCTTCGGTGCTGCTGCTGGTGCTCGACCCGGCCAGCCATGGAACACGCTCGGGCGCGGCGGTCTGGCCGGTCTGTCCGGCTACTCCAACGCGCTCGACCGACAGACGCAGGAGCAGGAAAACGCGGTGCAAAAGAAGTACCGCGACGTGCAGATGTCGGGTATGCAGCGGCAGATCGACAAGCAAACCCGCGAGGACGCATGGCGCGCTGGCCTGCAATCCAAGATGCAGCCGACTCCCGTCGAGCTGGACCAGTTCACGGGCACGACCGTGATGCAGCCGCCCGACCCCCAGGCCCTGCAGCAGTACCTCATGCATCAGGACTCGCCGTGGGCCGACGAGGTGATGAAGAGCATCGTCATGAAGAAGCCGGCCGAGGCCTTCACATTGGGTCCCGAGCAAGTGCGCTACGGCCCGGACGGCAAGATCATTGCGCAGGGGCCGGCAAAGCCTGCCGAAGCAGAGGACGACGCGAAGATCAAGCAGTTCAAGTTCGCGAAGGCCAATGGGTACAAGGGCACGTTCGAGCAGTTTGTTGTGCTGGGCCCGGCGCTCATGGCTGCTGCGGCTGCGCCGCTGCGTGAGGCTCAAGTCGGCAACATCAACGCTGAGAACGCCTACAACCTGCCGCCGCCCATCACGCCCAAGCCTGCGGCTCCTGCCGGAGCAACGGTGTCAGCCGGCGGGAAAACCTACACCTTTCCGAACGCTGCAGCAGCGGCTGCCTTCAAGAAACAAGCTGGGATTCAATGATGGACCTCGACGCACTTGCCGCACAGTTCGGCGGATCAGCGGTTTCGACTGCGCAGCCTGCGCCCACCCAACAAAATGCCGCACCGTGGGCTGCAAATCTGAGTCGGCAAGACCAGGGCAAGATTCAAAAGGACATGTACGAGGAAGGCCGAAAGCGACTTGCCGAGCTTCAGGCGAGCATCGCCAACAGTGGCCAGACCATGGACGACCTGAACGAGTTTGGCAGGTTGAACCGAGAAAATTCGACCGGCTCCTTTTGGCAACAGCTCACGCCTGACAAGCCGATGTTTCGATCCGGGCCTTCCATGGAGATGGCGGCCATTCAAGCCCGCCTCGCCCCGGCGCAGCGTGAGGCTGGCTCTGGCGCCTCTTCAGATCGCGACGTGGCAATGTTCCTTCGCGGGCTTCCGAGCCTTGAGAACGAGGGCAACACCAATAAGGGCATCCGTGAAGATTTCCAGCGCAAGTACAACCTCGCGATTGAGAAGTCCAACGCAATGAAGGCGCATTTGAATCAGCACGGGAACCTGCTGGACTTTGACAGCCAGTGGGCGCAACGCAACGCACCCCGTAGTGCCCCGGCGCCGGCGCCCGCTCCCACGTCTGGGGCATCGATGCGCTACAACCCCCAAACCAAGAAGCTTGAGCAGGTGCGCTAATGGCACAACTTGTCGAAGTCAACGGCCATAACATCGAGTTTCCCGATGGAATGCCCGCGTCCGAGATCGAAGCCGCGATCAAGGCCAACTATCTGAACATCCCGAAGGCGAAGCCCGTTGCGGTGCGGGCTGGCGGGATGATCAACGAGATCCCGCGCCAGCTCGGTCTGACTGCGCGGTATGGCCTGGAAGGTGTGGCAAACGCCGCTCAGCTCGTCACCGAGCCTATTCGCTACCTGCAGGACTTGGTGACGCCAGAGCGCACGCCTTCGATGAGCGACCTTGTGACTGGTGAACGCAAGCCCAAGTCTCTGCCGCTCGGCATGATCGCCACGCAGTTCGCGGACAAGATCGGGCTCCCAACCCCCCAAGGTGCGAACGAGCGCACCATTGCAGAGGCTACGAAGTTTGTCGCCGGTGGCGCTTTGCCGATTGGCGTTGCAAACCGGGGCGCTGACATGGCGACTGGTGTTGCCCGAGAGGTGTTCACAAAGCTTGCGGCAAACCCGACCTCGCAACTCACTGCGGCAGCGGGTGGCGGCTTGGCCTCTGGAGCATCGCGCGAGGCTGGCGGCTCTGATGCTCAGCAAGTCTTGGGCACGGTGCTTGGCACGTTTGCCGGCGGTCTCGCCCCAGGAGCCGTAAGCGGCGCTGCGACTCGTGTACGTGCACTCAAGGCCCCCCCGATGCAACTCGAAGGCCGGGTCTCGACCATCCTGCGCGAATCTGGGATGGACTGGCAACAAATCCCGCAGAACGTCCGCAACCAGTTGCTTGCCGATGTGCGCAACGCGACGAATACCGGTGAGGCGTTGAACCCCGATGCGGTTCGCCGCCTGGCAGATTTCCGTCTGACCGGGGCCACGCCCACGCGCGGGGGGCTGACGCTCGATCCTGTGCAGATCACGCGAGAACAGAACCTGGCGAAGCTTGGGGCCAATACTGGCGACGATGCATTGCAAGGGCTGGCCCGCACTCAGAACGAGAACAACACGCGCCTGATCGGAAACTTGAACACCTTGGGCGCAGCCAATGGAAACATTGACGACGCGGGGCGTCGGGTCACATCCACCATTGCAGGCCGGCAGCAAGGGCTGCGCTCCGCCGAACAAGCCGCATGGGATGCCGCGCGAAATTCACCAGGCTATCGCCAGCCGATTTCATCTGGGGTTTTGAGCGACATCAATCGGGCTTTGGATGATGAGGGGCAGATGCCTTTCATGAGCAAGCAGATCAGCGACTACATGGCCGCGTTCCAGACCGGGCAGCGTCCTTTCACGCCACAGGACTACCGCAACCTGCAATCCATGCTCGCGCGTGAGGCCGCAAAAGGGGGCAACGAGGGATATGCGGCGGGCTTGGCCCAACGGATTCTGCAACGTGCCGACATCGCACCAACGCAGCCGAATGGTCCCGCACTGACGACGGCTGCAACAGCGGCGAGCATGCAAGCGGATGATGCGGCGGGCGCGGCTGCGCGCAACTCGCTTGACGCGGTGAACCAGGCGCGCAGGGCCACGCGGTCGGCTTATGCGTATGAGGATTCATCGCCATTGGTTCGCTCTGTCTTGTCAGACGGAGCATCAGCCGACCCGCAGCGCATCGCAAAGCGGTTCATCGTCAATGGCACCACAAACGAAGCCCGCGTTCTTGCGCAGGAGGTTGGACCGACCGGCCTCGCGACCATTAAGAATGCCCTGCTGAGTCACCTAAAGAACAAGGCGTTGAGCGGTGCATCCGATGAGGTTGGCAAGTTTTCGCAATCGGCATTCAACAAGGCAATGCGCGAGATCGGCGACGACAAGCTGCGGATTTTCTTCTCCCCCGAAGAGATCACTCAACTCCATGCGAATGGGCGTGTCGCAAGCTACATGCAGGTTCAGCCCATCGGTTCCGCCGTCAACAACAGCAACAGCGGTGCGTTGATGCTGGGCAAAGGCTTTGACTGGCTCAACTCGGTGGCCTCCCATATCCCAATGGGTCGTCAGCTTGTGATTGATCCTCTGCGGAGTCTGGACATTACGTTGTCCCAACGTCAGGCGCAGAACCTCACGCCTTCGCTACTGAATCCGACACCGCGTCAGGCTGTCCCGGGACTACTTGGCCCAGCGATGTCCATGGGTGGACTACTTGCCGCGCCACGACCAGTAGGCGAATAGAAGACCCATTCCGATGATCCAGCCCAGCATGCCGGGATCGATGTTTCCGAACATCTGAACCGCCTTTCCCCCGTTTCAAAGCCCGCCCCACGCGGGCTTTTCCTTTTGGAGCATAGCAAATGCCCGTTCCCAGCTTAATTTCCCAACTCAGCCAGACCCCGGGCATGAATTCCCCGGCTGGTTCGGAGTCCCCAGCCCTGCTGGACAATTACGACCGTCAGCAGCAGGCATTCATTGCCATGTTGCGCGATGGCCAGGGGTTTTCAACCCCTCTCGACCTGGCATCAGCGGCCACGACCGACATTGGAGCCCAGCCCTCGGCCTTCGTCAGGATCACGGGTACGACCACTATCACGAGCCTGGGCACGAACTACAGCGGCCCCCGGTTTCTGGTGTTCGGTGGCGCGCTCACGCTGACCCACAACGCCACTTCGCTGATCCTGCCCGGTGGTTTCAACATCATCACGGCAGCGGGCGATTGCGCGATTGCGATTCCCAATGCTGCCACTCCCACGGGCTGGCGCATCATGACGTTCGAGCGCGCCAGCGTGCAAATGGACCTAGTTGGCGTGGTCCTGCCCTTCGCCCGGTCAACCGCGCCCACAGGCTGGCTCAAGGCCAACGGCGCGGCGGTCCTGATCTCGGCCTATTCCGAGCTGGCGGCCGCCATCTACGTCGGAGACGCTGCGAACCCCACGGCGATCTCGGGGTATCGCTGCACCGACGCCGGCAACCCGTCCGGGAGTCGGAACATCGCGGGCACATACATCGTCCTGCCGGACATGCGCGGCGAGTTCGTCCGTGGCCTTGACGATGGGCGCGCTGTGGACGCGGGCCGCTTGTTGCTGTCCGCACAGTCCAGCGCCAACCTGAGCCACACCCACACGGGTGATGCCCAAACGGCAGGTTCCCACGCCCACCCGATGTATGCACTCAACAACCTGACGGGCAACTCTTACGGCATGGCTTTCATGACGCCGGGCGCGACCAGTTTGCCCGACGGCAGCGCCACCTATGGAACCACAACGCTGAGCGGTGGCCTGCACAACCACCCGCTGACCATCAACTCCAGTGGCGGCACGGAATCACGCCCTCGCAGCATCGCACTGCTGTACTGCATCAAGTTCTAACGGAGAACCCCATGAAAATCGTTTCCCAGCTCGACAGCCTGGGCTACTTCGTCGCGCCCGTCGTGGCCGACCCCTCGCCTCGCCAGAAAGGCGCTTTCCTGATCCCTGGCGGTGCCATCGACGTACCGCCCCCGAACATTCCTGATGGCAAGGTGGCGCTTTGGCAGGGCGCCTCATGGGCCTTCGTGAACCCGCCCGAGCCCGAGCAGGAGATCCCGCCCATTGATGGAATTCCGCAAACCGTGTCCATGCGCCAGGCGCGTCTGGCACTGCTCGGCGCCGAGTTGCTGCATCTGATCGACCCAGCCATCGCTGAGTTGCCCGAGCCGCAGCGGACGGCCGCAAGCATCGAATGGGAGTACGCGCAGGAGGTGCGCCGCAATGACCCGCTGGTGTTGATGCTGGCCCCGGTCCTGGGGCTTGATGATGCCGGCCTCGATGCTCTCTTCACCACTGCTGCGGGGTTGTGATCATGACCACCATCGAATGGGCGCTGATCGGCGCACTGATCTACCTCGCGACCTCCGCATTCACCCTGTTTCGGCTCTGGGTCTTCTACCTCGCGGTGATGTCGCTCCAGCGGCTGCGCGACTCCTCGGGCCTGGACAAGCGGAACAAAGCCCTCGGCTCGGTGGCGCTGGTGATCGGCTACCTGCTGGACGCCTACGTGAACATCTTTGTCATGTCGGTGCTGCTACTGGAGTTCCCGCGCGAGCTGACCGTCACCGCGCGCCTCAAGCGACACAACCTGTCGGGGAAGGGCTGGGGCAAGCGCGTAGCGCTCTGGTTCGAGCCCATCCTTGATCCGCATGACCCGAGCGGCGATCACATCTGACGCAACACGACGAACCGCCATGAACAACGTCATCGCCACTCTTTTTCTCGCTCTGCACCTCATGCTGCCCATCGCCGTGCAGGCCGCCGAAGTTCTCAAGAGCCCACTGTCTTACTCGCTTCGAGAGTACGGCGTGATCCTGTGTATTGCCCTCCTCGGAGGGTTTTCCCGGTGGTACATGGCTGTCCGCCGGGGGGAGGCCAACATGCTCAGTTTCTCAGCCTTGATAGGTGAACTCGCGGTTTCTGCTTTCTCGGGTCTTCTGACCTTCTGGATATGCGAGTCGTTCGATGTGAGCCCACTCATCACAGCGGCGGCTGCTGGGCTTGCTGGGCATGCTGGCGGCAACGGGATCACCTACTTGGAGCGGTTCGGCAAGCGGTACGCCGAGAAGCGCTTTGGCGTCACCGGCCCGGCCCCGCTGGACGACAGGTAAGTCATGACCCGAGAGGACCAGATCCGCAAGGTAGAGCGCGGGTTTTCGGACCTTGTGATCTTCGCCGAGGACTCTTGGTCGAACCTGGCCATCGTCGCCAAGGTGAGGGCGTTGCGAGCGGAGGTGGTGAGTCTGTACCACTGGCAAGACCCGGTTCAACCGGCAGCGCTGAAGAAGCCGGCCCGGAAGTCGCCTCACCGGCAACCAAAACCACCGCCTGCCCCTCCTGAGCCATTCGAGCCCGTCGAAATCGACGAAACAACCCGCTGGGGATGACCATGATCGAACGACTGATCGCCGCCGGGGTAAGCCCGACGCAGGCGAAGACCTTTGCTGAGCCTTTGAAAGCCGCCATGGCTCTCTATGACATCTCCACGCCCGAGCGGCAAGCCGCCTTCCTGGCGCACTGCATGATCGAATCGCAGGGCTTCACGAAGATGGAGGAGAACATGTTTTACACGGACCCGGCCCGGGTCGCGCGCATCTTCAAAACCGGCTTCGACCTTGATCGTGACGGGGTTGTCGATCCCGAAGAAATCGAGTTTGCAAAGGGGTATGTGCGCAATCCCAAGGCCCTGGCAAATCGGGCATATGCCAACCGTAACGGCAACGGAGACGAGGCCAGCGGCGACGGCTGGAATTTCCGTGGTCGCGGGTTCGGGATCACCGGCCGCGCGAACTACTCGGCGGCTTCGCTGGGCGTCGGTCTGGGCTCGGTGTACGTGCAAAAGCCCGAGCTGGTCGCCCAGCCGACGGACGCATGTCTCAGCTTCGCGTGGTACTGGTTGAGCCGAGGTTGCAATCAGGCGATCGACTCCGGCAATTTCGACACGACGACCCGCCTCGTGAACGGCCCCGGGATGCTGCACAAGCACGAACGCGCTGCAGCATTCCACCGCAACCTGACGGCCTTCGCATGAAGTGGGCCGTACTCGCCGCAATTGCCGCCGCGCTGGCCCTGGCGGGCTGGCAGACCTACCGGCTGAGCGAGGAGCGCGGCGCGCACGCCGTGACCCGGGCCGAATTCGCGGAGTACCGGGAAAAGAGCGAGGCGGCCTCCCGTCTCGCCGAGCAAAAGAACCGCGACACCGAACAGGAATTGAACGATGCCCAAGCCCGGATCAACCAGCAGGCCCAGCAGTTACTCGACGCCCAGGGCGGCAAGGCGCGTGCTGATCGCGAGCGCAATGCTGCTGAGCGCATGCGAGACGCAGCCGCTGCGGCCGCCACCGCCGCCCGTGCGCAATGTTCAGCTGTCGCCACTCCCGGATACGGCACGCCAGGGCCCGACCCCATCGGCGTGCTCGCCGACGTGCTACGACGCGCTGACGCAAGAGCGGGAGAACTGGCAGGAATCGCTGACGACCGCCGGGTCCGTGGCCTTGCCTGTGAAGCCTTCTACGACGCCGCCCGGGACGCCCTGAAGGACTGACTGTCCCGCGTGTGGTCAGGCCAGTTGGACGACCATGCGCTTTCCGAGCGCCTGCAAAGCGTCAGAGATCGTATCGATCTTGGTCGCATGGTGGAGGTCCATGATTCGATTGACCTCTTGGGGCTTCACATGCATGGCGCGCGCGAGATCCGCAGGGCGCTTTTTCTCCTCAAGCATTGCATTGAGAAGAAGAACCTTTGCGGAGATCGAAACAGGCAAAGACACCTCTTCTTCGCCTTTGCGTGCCTTGCTAGGAGCGGGAACGGGACGACCTTCTTCAAAGTAGAACTCCATGGCCGTGACCAAAGCGCCAGCAGCTTCGGACAAAGCTTCTTCCTTGGAGTCGCCTTGAGTGATGGCTTCAGGCACATCGCGGAACGTGACGGTAAAACCGCCTTCCGGCTGTGCCTCAAAAAGGGCGGGGAAATTCAACATACGACACCTCTGATGATTACGTTACGGTTACGTGACCGGGCAAATGCACCGGCAAAACAACAACAGACACTGCAGTAAAGAGCGTGGAGGAAGGCCCTTTCGGGCCGACCTCTCATTTGATTCCTAACTGCTTCAGGATGGCTCTTCGAGTACCTTCCTTCAGCTCCTTGCTCGGGTGTCTTGGCAGGGTGCTTTGCTTGTCGAGGTGGTAGAGCTTCCAGTGGTTTGCTCCGTTCTCGATTCGCACACCTTGCGACTCAAGCCACCGCTTGAATTCGCTGATCTTCACTGCAATCTTTCTCGTTGTTGGGATGGGCGAAGTATAAACAAAAATGCGAACACTCGTCAACAAATTTGTTTATGAAAAGTGAGCGGGCGACGGGCGGTTGATCGCGCTCCACCCAACCCCCTGCGATGGGGTGGAAAAGCTGCCTCCCTGGCAATGCGCCCAGCACGCCCAGCAGCACCAGCACGACCTGCAGTTTTGCGCTCGACCTGCACCACCTGCAGGCTTCCCTCGCGCTAATGCGGCCTCAGAGCGAGGGTCTCGACGCCCTCAAGCGGCTTGAGAGCTAGGTTAGCGCCGCTCTGATGCGGCTGCGGAGCGAGGTGGTCGCCGCTCTAGGCGCGTGAAGGGCGGCGCGCCTGTACCATCTCATGCAGGAGGCAGCACATGGAACTCACTTTCAAATACCGCACCAATCGCTGGAACGGCCCTACGACGCTTCGGCTGACGCATAACGCAGATGGTTGGCACCTGGGTGCGAACGCTTACACGGGCCAGGTGACACCCAATGGGGCGCCGCTGCTGTTCGGCAACTTCGACCAAGATGGCGTGTCGTATCCACGCGGGATAGATCTGCAACTTGAATACGCTTGGGACCAGATCGCGGCTGGGGTCTGGGACGAGCAGGACGCTCAGGAGCGAATTCAGGAGTTGGCCGATTGGGTCACCGCTTGCGAAGAGGCCGAACCGAGGTGGGCGGGCTGGAACTAGACCGTCAGCATGGGCTTCGATCAGATCGCAATCGCAGTGCTGGGCGCCTTCGCGGCCTGGCTGTCTCAGGAGCGCCGGGAGAGCTGGCGCCGGTGGGCCTGCATCTTCGGCATGATCGGGCAACCATTCTGGTTCTACGCGAGCTGGAAGGCCGGGCAGGCCGGGATCTTCATCGTCAGCGTGCTCTATGCGTTCGCCTGGATGCGAGGCCTGTGGGTGTACTGGATCAACCCGCAGCGGTCGCCCGGCATCGCCACCATCGAGCTACCGCCCGAGACTCGGCTATAGTCCGGGGGACTTCTGGGGGATTGGCCAACCCAGACTTGTGCAATACAGGGCGAGCAGTGTCGGAACGGACGGCTTTTGCCCTATATGAATCAATTACTTAACTGCGACGGCAGAACTACGAACCAAGGGGTCGTGGGTTCAATTCCTGCCAGCCGCACCATATGGAAGCCCGCAGCCAAAAGCT